CCAATCCTTTTGCTTACCACTACCATTGTCTGACATTTTGTCCTCCATTTTTTTTTATTGATTGTTGTTGTGATTCAAAATCTTTTTCTATTGAATCATTTTCTTTTTTCCAATCGGAATACAAAGCGGTCAACTTGGTTTCTGTCGTTTGCTTTTTAATTGTATCTTTAATTGAAACTTGTTGAGTAGATCCCTTTTGATTGTTTAAGGCATTTACTAATTCTTCTGCACTAGCATACTCTGAACCTGATAATCCAAATGCTGCTAAACATCTTCCTAAAGATGAACTACTACAATTTTCCATAGCACTTGTTTTATTTATAAAGTTAGCATTTCTATGTTCTTCTGCATGACCAACAGCATAAATAGTATCAGAAATATATAATTCGGTTTTAACGACAACTCTGTCATTATCATGGAATAATATTTCTTCATTAAATCTAGCTTCTGGAAAGTATTGTAAAAGATGTCTATGTCTTTCATTAACTGTAGAATATTTTTTACCTTTAATATTAACAGTTGGAATTTTATTGGCACTTGTTAAACATTCCTTTCTTCTTTCCTTAAAACCGCCTTTACTTTTTTCTTCTGTTACTGCTACTGTTTTCTTGGTTGTCATTTTTTCCTTCCTTTAGTTTTTGGTTTTCTTTTATTTGTTCTATATCTTTTAAAGCCTTTAATTCTAAATAGCTTTTATTCTTAGCAATCATGTTTTCTTTTAGCTCTAATAAATCTATTTTCTTTTTAAGCTGTGATATTTCTTCATCTCTTAAATGGAGTTGCTCAATATGTTTCTTTTCATTATGCTCATAAGCTCTAATTTTAGTTTGCATTTTTGCAAGTTCCATCATTACCTGGTCTGTCATTTTTTCCCTTTCATTACTTCTTCAAATGTTAATTTATGAACAATTAAATCTTGTACTGCTTGACCAACTATAGCTCCTATGTCCATGTTAAGATTACCAAATAAAGATTTTCTTTGTTCTGCTGTTAGAACTACATAATCATTAAACCACATATCTAAACTTTTATTTAGTTGGCTTGGTGATAAATGATCTGCTGTAAATGTTCCACCTTCTTCTTTTTTTGTCCACTCTTTCCCAATTGTTTTCATAGATTCCTTTTATTAATTAATACAAAAATAGTCAATAAATTATACAAATTATATTCAATTTGAGAGTTCATTATCAAATATTATTGTAGCATTAAAACTAAATGAAATTCTTTCCTTATCTTCATCATCTGTATTATATGGGTAAACTACATGAGAAAGAGAATTTGGAAATAATATCCAATCCCTAACCTCAGGCATAACTCTATAAGAATTATTGTTAAACATATTTTCTGATCCTTCTATAAACTCTGTTTGACCTGAGAAATCATTATGTTCTTTTGCGTTAGTTGTTGAAATCATTTTAGGTATTTGTAAATAACCAACGCAGCTTAAATGATAATTACCATGCACATATTCAGTATGAGTATGAGTAGGTTGAAAATCGCCAGGTTTACTAATTACATACCAAGCTGAATTAATTAGAATAGATTTAATTTTATGGTCTATATGATTTTTGACATAAGTATTAATAATTGGATCAAAAAACTTTTGTTTCCATTTAAGCATAATCTCTGGTGATATTAGATACTCTGAATCTACATGACCGACCAACTTTTTAGACCAATCATGGTTCTTTTGTTTCTCTTTATCTTCTCTTATTTGTTTTAAATCATCTTGAAAGTCTTTCATTAATCCTAATGGCATAACCGCTTTAGCAACTGTTGAACCAAAAGGTTTAAATAATTTAAAATTGATCTTGTCTGACATTTTCCTCCATATTGGTTAGTTCTTTTATTAAAATTTTATAAGCTGGTGGTCTATTGGGATAACCAAAATCTGTTAATCTTTCTGGTATATCTTCCTTAAATAAAAATGAACCCATAATACTAAAATTAAAATCCTTATCATTATCTTTAATAATTAAAATATATTTACCTTTCTTTTCTCCAGGTCTTATCAGTAAAAAATTGTATTCTTTTTTATCTTGGGTTCTTATCTCTATGTTATTTTGAAAGTCTGAGTCTGAATAGAATTGTTTATCATCACTATAAGAACCATTATAAAAGCTATTAGTTGCCTTTGCATAAGCAACCTCTCCTAAAGCTCCTAATATGCCATCAGTTAGTTGTGATTTAATTCCTTTGGTGTAACCATAAGAAAAGCCTTTACCCATTCTAAGGTTGCCTATGTACCTCTTAGATGCAATATTTAAGGCTAGTTCAACTTCGTTGGCTTCTAACTTAACTTTTATCATTCTTTGATCCTTTTATTAGTTGTTTTAATATGGTTGTTGAAGGGTTAAAATCGTAATCACTAAAAGAGCAGCTTGATAGCAATATAAATATTATTAAGTATTTCATTTCTTTTTAATAAATCTTTCTTCTTCTTTTATCTGCTTATCCACTTGTTTAAAGCTCTTACCATTATTAACATGGTCATACCAACATTCTATACAGTAATCTTTTGTTCCCTCTATAACATCTGCTGGATCTTTGCATTTAATACAGACCTTATAATCTCCATAAATATTTGTTTTATTCATTCTTTCCAATCTTTTTCAATTTCATAAGTTAATTCTCTGTCAAATTTTAACTCTTTTAAAAAAGGTTTAATAATATTCCAATCCTCAATACTTGGATAAGAAAAAGAATTATCTTTTCTAAACCAATGCTCAATTTTAGTTTTAGGAATATCAGTATTATTTGATAATTTTTTTATAGACGTTTGAGATTTTAAATACTCAATAAACTCTAATTTATTTGGAAGATTAGGTCTTTCCATAAAAGGTCTATCGTATTGGTCTATTAATTCTGGATTATTTTTTAAGTATTCCATAGCTACATCAGTAGATAAAGTTATTTGAACTCTTGAATTACTACTTCTATTAACTTTTCCTTTTAATATTTTAGCAGCATAAATCATACTATCTTCATTTATATCCATTGATGTCGGAGTCCGATACATTTTCTGCTTCAATGATTGCTTTTCCAAGTTCTCTTGCGATTTGTGGAACGATTGAGTTTCCAAGAGCTTTGATTCTGTTAGCTCTATTTTTGTCCAATTCATAGGATACCCCATTAGGAACTCCACAAAGGTCGGATTGAGTTTGCCACCAGGTTTTATTTTCTGCTGTTGAATCATATTCCCTATTACTGAAGTCCGATTTTTTTGACTCTGAGGAAATGTTAGATTCTTTGCATCGTTGGTTGTTGGTGTATTGTAAATTTTGTTTTTCTCTAAATATATTATCGCATCTGACAGTTTTGCTCCAAATGTCATTTGAGGATTGTTTTTCTTTCGTAGAATAAAACCCCCAGATTTCGTTTGCTCCACTCTCTCCGATTGCTCCCCACCTTCTTCGCATCCTACTGTCGGAGTTGGAAACATTTTTACTGCCATTGGTAAAGGTGTTCCCCCTTGTTTGTATTTCTTGGTTCTCTCCGATGCCGAATCTTGTGTTGGAGTTGGATACATTATATCCGATGATCCAGATTCTTTTTCTTTGATGCCAAGCACCGATGCCTGAAGCTGGAATAATAAGACATTGGACTTCGAAACCTTCTTTTTCCAAGTCAGTTTGCACCTGTCGGAGTACCATGCCGTTTTGGATGTTAATAAGACCTTCAACATTTTCGCCAATGAACCATTTGGGTTTACATTCTCTAACGACTCTAATAGTTTCATCCCAGAGGTATCTATCGTCATCTGTTCCTTTTCTTTTTCCTGCAACTGAGAATGGTTGACATGGGAATCCCCCAGTAATGACATCTGCTTTGTATCTATCTCCTTTGACATTTCTTATATCTCCTTCAATTGGTATGTTATTAAAATTTTTCTTTAAAACCTTTTGACAAAATTCGTCTTTCTCTACAAATGCAATAGTTTCAAAAAATCCTGTTGATTCTAAACCTAATGAAAATCCACCCAATCCACTAAATAGGTCTAATAATTTAAGTTTAGTTTGTGGCATAATAAAAAATCCATATAGCCAATTCTATTGCGATAATTGTTTCAAGCATTGTATCTTATCCTTTCTTTTATGGTTTTTAATTCTATTCCAAGTAACACCATTGATAGACCTAGATCCCTCTATTATGTTTTTAAAGGTTTCTATTGCTAGTTTTTCAATATCCTTAATTAAGTGTTTTTCTTTATCTTTCATTAAAATACAATTATCCCTACTGCTAGACCTATCAAAAACGATACAACAGACAAGACTATTTCTTTTCTGTAATATAAGCTTTTAATCTCTAGGTCTTGTTTCCATTTCTTATTATTAATAACAACTTTACCAAATAATATCATTTCTCCCCCCTTATTAGTTTAACTATATTATTAAAGTATTGTTTAGGTAAAGGAACTATTTCTTCCTTTATTCTATATTTAACATCTTCCATATCCATAAAGTCGTAAAACTTCTTACCTTTATTTTGCGACTCTAGGATATTAGTTATTGATTTGTAGTCTTTAGCTTTCATATTACCCCCTTATTCTTGGTTGAAATTCCTTAATCTCATAGTCATAATTACATCCACAAGGATCTGGAATTTTAACATTTAATTTTTTATATGCAGATAATAAATCTTTATCTACATTTTCTTTTTGAATGTGATTTTCTAAAATACCAATCACTTCAAAACATTCTTCAGTTGTTAATGTTATTTTATGTTTCATATTACCTTTCTTTTAGTTTCTGACCTCATCAGTTAGGGATTTACCCTAAGACACCCCTTGTGGGGGTGTTTCGGTCTGTATTAATGTCCGCCTAAAGAATTTGTTGAATACTTGGCTTGTCCATCCCATTTATAAGCATATGCAAAAGAAGATATTTTTACAGAATTATTAGATTTAGCAAATTTAACTAATTCTATATTCTTAGTTTTCCATTTTTTATCTGTTTCACAATAGTATTGTTTTCTTGTCCAACTGTTGCCAATCTCATCACTTGGAGTTGCTTTATCATGGTAACCATCATCAGCTAAAGAAGTACCAAGACCAACAATTTTAATTTTAGTTTTGCCTAATATTTCTTTTACTTTGAAATAATCAACTTGCGTTTGATCGTAACCCCAAGAACAATACAAAATATCTCCTATTGATAAAGTGTGAGGTTGTTTTTCTTTTTCTTTTCTTTCCTCTTTCCATTGCTTAACCTCATTATTACCTGATATACTATTAAAACAAGTTTTATTAAATTGTTCTAAGTCTTTAAATCTGTAATACCATTTATGGTTAAAAGATTTATTTGTGAAGCACTTACCCTCAATAATTCTTTTTCCGTTAAGATCATAATCAGCTAAGAAAAATTGAAGGTTGTTTTGATTGTCAAAACTAACTTCTTTGAATCTTGCATTTAAGAATCTTTTAGTATGTATTTCTTTTAATTTATCTTTGTTCATTGTTTTTCTTTCCTTTGTTGATTTGTTTTTCATTCTTTATTTGTATCATTTTTGTATTAGATTGCAAATGATAAAAGCATAAAGTTAAAAATAATTAATGTTCGCTAAATGTTCTTATTGATTGTAATATGATTAAGTATTAAACAACACCCTGAAAGGAAGGCAAATTATGAGTAAAAAAGGGTTTACAATGATTCCGAACCAATTAATTATTGATGAGGGGTTGAGCAAGGAAGCAAAAGCATTATTTGTTTATTTAAGGTATTTATCGCCAAATTTTAGGATCTTAAGGAATGCCACATTATTGACTAAATTGGATATGTGTTTATCCACACTTCAAAAGGCAAAAAATGAGCTAATGAAAGAGGGTTACCTAGTTATACACAGAAAGACCTCAGCCAATAAATATGAGCTAAGACTACCTATTAAACAAGTACCTGATAGAGTATTAAATAAGCAGGTGGGTAAGTATAATTTACTTAGTATTAAGAAGAACAATACTACTCTATATAATAATATACTTCAGAAGAAGGGGTTTAAAGGTTTTAAGAAATGAGTGAAGAAGAATATCACTATAATGGTGAACCACTTCAATTAAGCTATAGAAACACCTACACCCCCCCTGATAAGGTCAATATAGTTTTAAAACTACAAGAAGATTATGAAGCTGGAATGGTGTCGGATGCTCAAGTTCGTTGGATCGTAAACAATGCCAAGTTTGGCAGCTTCACTATTATGAAAATAATTGATAAGTTATTATTTGAAAAGAAACTTAAATATAATCCAATAACCCTTGACAAGCGAACATTTTATAAACCTAAAAGACCTTTTGATTTGTAATCTACTACATATTGTGTTAGTAAATTATTAGACTACTAGCTCCCTTGCTTAGTCTATTAGTTATATATAACAGGTGCAGTTATGGTTATTCTTTCCTTTCTTTCTTACCAAGCTGCACCACTAAATAAAAATTATGGCTTTGCTAAAGCAAAGAAATTAAAATGGCAGGTAGACCTAGAAAACTTAACAGAAAATTAGAAGAACAGATCTTAGAATTAATTGCAGATGGTTTAACAATTAGGCAAGTATTTGAAAAACCTGAGATCAGTTATACCTGGTCAAGTTTTAGAAAAGAATTGATTAACTCTGAAGAATTAATGATGAAGTATAACCAAGCTAAACAGTTAGCGATTGACTTGGAGCTGAGTTCTTTAAAAGATAAACGACTAGAATTAGAAGCTAAGATTGAGTCTGGTGAGATTGATGCTAAAGCAGGTCAGAACTTAGTAAACCTTTTTAAACTTACTATTGCATCTTCTCAATGGTCAGCTGGTAAGATTGCACCTAAAAAGTTTGGTAAAGCTGCTGAAACATTATCAATTAAATCGGATAATTCGCAACCTTTAACCATTTCATGGAGTAAATAAGTAATTAATGATTAATATTTACTTTGCTAAACCTTCTAGAAGTGTTGATTTTATTAATGGTGTGGTAAAAATAACACACATAAAATACAATTGTTATGTGCAAGATTGTAAAAGTGTTGCAAAAATATCACACAATTACTTAGAAAGGTTCTAAACTGGTGATAACGCAGTATTATCGGAAATAACTATTGATAGTCTGTAATTATCGTTAGTAATAATTAATTGGTTTATGAAGAACAAATAGCGAACATGGGGGTACTTAAAAAGGCGATACCCACTTTTTAGGTTACCTGTTAAAATAATATTGATACAAGGCATATAC